ATTGCAGTTTGTGCAGATAGTTGCCCATCACCGGGCTTCCACTTTACAGCTACAACAGGTGCATCTAACGTAGGCTTACTATATCCCAACGCACTAGCGGTATTAGCGCCAGCTTTTAAGAGTGGTGCAACAGTAGATGCTAAATTACCAACCATAGGTAACCCAGCAGCTGCTGTCGCGACTTGAGCCCCCTCACGTAACACTGCGGAAACAATGCCATCTTTCCGCATATTAGCTGCTTCTGCTACGTGTTTTTGAGGAAGTGGTCGAGGTCGTTGCGCGGGGGCAGATGGCAACGATCTTTGAACGGGTGGATGTAACTTGTGATTCCGTGCAACCATAGCACGTAATTCACGATTAGCTTCATCCGCTCGTTTTCGGAGAAATGCCTCACTAGATAGTGGGGGAATTATAGTTGGATATTCCAATTTCAATGTTGCAGCATCGGCTTGAATATACACATTCATTTTCACTGTACCAATATCAAGCGGCGTTAACCGTCCAATATACAGTTTTCCTGGTCTTCCTGTTCCGGATTGTAAATTTCGAGACAAGAATGCAGAAACCCATGGTACGTTAGTGCTCACAGTTTGTGACGTGGTTAACGACACTTTCATATGAGGTGTTTGTGAAATTTGAACGAGTCTTTTCGTACGAGCTTCAATCGCTTCCGCAGTCATGTCAGCATAAAGGGCAATAATGATACCTCCTGATGTTTTAGGAGCTACTGTAAATTCAAAACGTACTTTTAAATGAGTACGTAAGAAAGCAAAGCCTTTTATTTTGTCATAAACATTGAGTTGCGAGAGAAACATTTCTATTGGATCAATCAAGTACAATTGTTCTCCAGGTTCTCCTCCGACAGGAATCACAGTAGACATTACAAGATATTCTCGAGCGAGAATATCTAGAATACTATGATCCCGTCCCTCTTGAAAATTCTGAGTTTCCCTACTACCCAAATCCTGCTCCATTGGTAGAGTTTCTACAATGGGGATTAAGCTCGTAGCGAAAGTCACAATTTGCTGTCCAGTTTCGACTTCATTCCTCTCATCGTGAAATGGAAGAATGGAGTTGCGTGTGTCGTCATTAGTTAATGATTGTACATTGTCTGTATTTTGAGCTACTCTTAATTTTAGTCACACAGTCGAGTAATACTGTTGTGATACTGTGGGTTGTGATTCTTCGCAAGGGCTGCTTGCGTGGCGATCACCAGTGTAAATACACTTACCACATTGTTTTGTTGCGATATGTTCGAGTGATGCTTCATCAGTGTCCATATCACTTTCTACATTCATATCGATGCCTCCTAATATAGAAGGGTGGATAGGAACGCCAAGGACGTCAACATTAGTAACGGATGTAAATAAAGATACATTATCACTGTCACGGACCATCGTTCGTAATACTGTCTGACTGTAAAAACAGTCTGGCGTAAGAACTATTTGATGCTCTTGACACTGATCAATTATCTTTTTCCGATACTCCTCAAATATATGAGGTTCATGCATACACAATTCGCGAATTGCGAGCCTTGAATTCATTTGCATTTGTGCGGATTTTGTACCGTATTCTTGTTCACATCGGTCCCAATTTAATGGTTCCAACACTGAACACAAGTCAAGTGGGGCTAGCCATATCTTGAGATCTTTATCAAGCACGAATTTACGTTTGATAATGGAAACTTCATCTAATGTTTTAAATTCGATGTTTCCACCATCTTTTACTTCTGGTGTACAGTAGTGACCATATTTTAACATATGCTGTGACCATTTTGTAATATCTAAAATATTAACTAAATGATCATCAAATGCTATAATACTGTCATCACCGTAAATAGCAACGTAAAAACGTGTATGAAGATCTTCAATACATGCCCTTGCCTCAGATGAATTGATTTCTGTCAACATATCATATAAACACAAGTAAGTAATTCCATAATTATACATAGTATTAATTATAGCTGTACCAGGATTCCCCGAAGGTTGTCCTCTTGCAATTTGTACGATAACATTTCCAAAAACTTGTCGTGAGGTAACAATCTCTTGCCACAATGCGCGCGAAACAGGATCATCTCTTTTATACTGTGTTTCAAGTACTTCAAAAATAAT